AAGCAGCACCTACAGGTCCAAATGGAAGACCTAAAGCACCACCTGCTATAGATCCAGCAAGACGAGAATAATCACCCGCTTGATATGCACCACGTCCTCTAACAATACGTCTACGAGGAGCATAAGAATTTCTATACGATCCAGACCCAGTAACAGGACCGTATATAGGTCTGTATGAACTAGTTAAAGCCCTATTGCGGGCACGAGTTGCAGCAGCTTTTTGAGCAGGTGTTTTCACTTTTCGTGTTTGTGGCATTATATATTATAATAAATTATAATAATTATTTTCTATTTAAAAATAATAATTTTCCTGACAATATTCGTTCCCGAATAATTAGCTTAATACGCAATTTGTCAAAATAATCTCTTAAAAATGATTTTCTTAATTTTTTTGATTTTATGTTCATTATATTAAATAAAAATAAAATACTTTCGCTACGTTATGAAAAAACATCCTTTCCCTACTAGCATCGCAGAACCCCTAAAGGGGCTCTGAATCTCGCGTCGAGGAAAAGTTTTTTTCGCCTCTTCGCAAGCCTTCAATGTTCCGCTAACGCCAATGTTAGCCGGCAAAATTGACGCGTTGTGAGTCTGGCGTATAGTCTCACACCATCTTCCTCAGCGGGAGCTTAATATAATGGTCATTATTACGCTCATCATCCCACATCTTTCGACGTTGGTTTCTTTCTTCTTGTTTCTTCAAGAATTCTTCTTGTTCTTGTTTAAAATACTCATCCCAATCAAATGGAACGAGCTCTTTTTTATCATTAATTACCCATATTTTCCATCTATCTAAAGATAATAATGTCAAATCTGGTAATTGATTAGCAAAAACCCAAATCGCAGGTGTATCAATCCTGCATCTTCGTGTTTTATACCGCATTTCACCAAAAAGTCCCTTTTTTAAATGCTCTATTGCGGCATACAAATTCCCTAGTTTATCTTTATTTAATGCTCGAGGCATATCAATAAATAGAGAAACACCGGTCTGTATTTTACCATCTATACAGATGTCCGCTACGTAATTAACTATCTTTTCCGCCGAATCTACAAAAGAAGGTACGTCAATTCCTCCTTTATCGTAAACTTCCATCAAACCAACTATAGTTGATTTTCCTTCATTTCCTTTCGGTGAATAAATATAATTTATCACCCTATCATATTGGGGTACCTTATAATCCATTATAAGTTTTTGATATGGATATAACCTATCCATCAAACCCCTAAATTGTATTGGAATGTAAAGAATCTCTTTACCTATAAAATCATCATCAGTCCAAGGGCCTTCGATTCTTGTTGTATCCTTCATCACATAATTAAAATTACGTTTAGTCTCATGGATACCTGTTGTGGTTGGCTCCAAATAATTTGGTGCTTCACTCTCGTCAACCTTAAATATCTTCAAAAACTGATCTAAAAGAGTTTTTTTGATAGTTGCCTTAATGAGACTCATACGGCCTTGGATATGTTCATATCCGTTTTGTTCGCCTTTCTCAAATTGAAATACGAACTTCTTACACAATTGTGTAAGCCCTGTCCCAATAGTGTTATAATCCCACTTTGTGCCATCTTTTTTTGTTAATTTCCAAGTGAAATCCCAAGAAACAAGTTGCTTTGACATTCTATATATTATATATATTAGAAAATAATTTGAAATATTTGAAATAATTTAAAATTAATTTAATGCCGGTTTAATAAACCTATCGTCAGACACGCGCCATTGACTACGCGCCTAAACTGCGCGCAATGCCTACCGGCCCGACTTCTCAATAAATTCAAAGTTTTTAGATTACCGGCAAACGCACGGACGCTTCGCTTAATCTAAAGACACATGGCGAGGGGCAAGCCCTCTGTAATTACCCATGTGTCTTTATTAAGTTATCTATATATATATATTTAAACTATTAACATATCAACATAAACTCTTGATATGATTTCTTTTTACTAAAATATTATTAAACTATATCAAAATATATTCAAATATTTAGGTCTCAAATACATAAACGAAACAATCACCTGATAAGGCAACAACACCATTATCAGGGAAGATTGCCGGACCGCTAAAAGCTACTGTAACCTCTGTTAATGGATCGACTACTTGAAACGCTATTTTTTGACTAAAACCAACGCCAACCGATCCAGATGTAGATAAGATAGGTTGACTTGCAGGTACATTATCATAAGTATATGCATTATATGGTACCGCATTAGTTAATATAACATCCATATAACGTAAAGCTGTAATACCTAATGTTCCTGTCACAAAATAGTCTACTACTATAATTGGTAATCCAGGAATTCCCGCCAATCCAGTTACAGGAATTGTAATCACCTTTGTAACTGGATTTACTGAAATATTCAACCCATTGACTGCAAATTGTGGGTTTGTACCAAAGAACAAACTTGTTGAAGCAGAATCAGTTGTTGTGTTATCTAATATAATATGAGATGCAACACCTGATGCACTTGCAGACCCAAGAATTGGTTTTTTAAGAATTATATCATATGATATCCATAATTCTCCAATTACTGCAGCGGCTTGCATACCTACTGTCATTAATTGAAAATTACCTAGATTTTGGAATCTAATATCTGATTGTGGTGATTGGCCAGGTCGTACAATGTATAAATCTGTCAAAGGATTTTCTCCGGGTCTACATTCTACACACATAACCATATTTGAAGATGGTTTGCCCGAAATAGTACCCTGAGTATTCTCTGCCTGTTGTTTATTTGCAAACCTTTGATCTAAAGAATCATATTGAATACCCATAATAACCGCACCCAATGCAGTATTTGTTGAATTCAATGCATCCGCAGATGTACTTACAAACTCGAAGCATAAACCTTCCATTTGATAAGTTTGAAATTGTTGAGCAATTCGATATAAATACGGAAATGTACGCGTATTTCCCGGATTGATTGCATATGCTTCATTATTAAAAGCAATTGAACCTGTAATATCTTGTATAAATTCACGATGTCGTATACGTATCGTTCCATCTTTATTATATTTCATATGTGTTGCATCCCCATAATCTGGTTTAGCAACACTATTTTTTGTTAAACCTTCAACATCGGAAACGCGATAATCACCTTGTCCGAGTAGTTTTGAAAGTTTGTCGGCTATGTAACCCCCGACTGATGCACCGGTTGGTCCAAATAGACCCCCGAGTGCTCGACCCCCACTTTTGATAATACTACCAAAAGCAGATGGTTGTTTAGGCACCGCCATATCTCTAACTGTTTGTTGTGTAATCCCTACTTCTGCAGCCGGTTTATAATGAACTGCTCTACCACTTTTTTTTATTTTTTTAACACCATGTTCTCTGGCCAATTGTTCTCTCATCCACTTTGGGACTGCGACTGATTTTTTACCTGGCATAATCTATATTATAATAAATAATTATTAATTATTTTGCTATTAAAAATATTAATTTTCCTAATAATATTCGTTCCCGAAGTATGAGCTTAATACGCATATCGTCAACACGATTATTAAAATTATTATTTTTGGATTTTAATTTTATTTTCATTATATTAAATAAAAATAAAATACTTTCGCTACGTTATGAAAAAACATCCTTTCCCTACTAGCATCGCAGAACCCCTAAAGGGGCTCTGAATCTCGCGTCGAGGAAAAGTTTTTTTCGCCTCTTCGCAAGCCTTCAATGTTCCGCTAACGCCAATGTTAGCCGGCAAAATTGACGCGTTGTGAGTCTGGCGTATAGTCTCACACCATCTTCCTCAGCGGGAGCTTAATATAATGGTCATTATTACGCTCATCATCCCACATCTTTCGACGTTGGTTTCTTTCTTCTTGTTTCTTCAAGAATTCTTCTTGTTCTTGTTTAAAATACTCATCCCAATCAAATGGAACGAGCTCTTTTTTATCATTAATTACCCATATTTTCCATCTATCTAAAGATAATAATGTCAAATCTGGTAATTGATTAGCAAAAACCCAAATCGCAGGTGTATCAATCCTGCATCTTCGTGTTTTATACCGCATTTCACCAAAAAGTCCCTTTTTTAAATGCTCTATTGCGGCATACAAATTCCCTAGTTTATCTTTATTTAATGCTCGAGGCATATCAATAAATAGAGAAACACCGGTCTGTATTTTACCATCTATACAGATGTCCGCTACGTAATTAACTATCTTTTCCGCCGAATCTACAAAAGAAGGTACGTCAATTCCTCCTTTATCGTAAACTTCCATCAAACCAACTATAGTTGATTTTCCTTCATTTCCTTTTGGTGAATAAATATAATGTATCCCCCTGTCATATTGAGGAACCTTATAATCCATTATAAGTTTTTGATATGGATATAACCTATCCATCAATCCCCTAAATTGAACAGGTATGTAAAGAATCTCTTTACCTGAATACTCTTCTTCGGTCCAAGGACCCTCAATCCTCGTTGAATCTTTCATAACATAATTAAAATTACGTCTAGATTCATGTACACCATTTACAGTTGGCTCTAAATAATTAGGAGCTTCACTCTCGTCAACTTTAAAAATCTTCAAAAACTGATCAAGTAATGTTTTTTTGATTGTAGCCTTAATGAGAGACATACGGCCCTGTATATGTTCATATCCGTTTTGTTCACCTTTTTCAAATTGAAACACAAACTTCTTGCACATCTGTAAAAGACCCGTGCCGATAGTGGTATGATCCCACTTCGTACCGTCTTTTCTTGTTAATTTCCAAGTGAAATCCCAAGAAACAAGTTGCTTTGACATTCTAAATATACTATATATTTAGAAAATAATTAAAATATTTAAAATATTTGAATTAGTTTAAACTGGCGCCATTGATCACGCGCCATTGACTACGCGCCACTGGACACCGGTGTAAACTAAAAGCTATTAACTTACCGCAAACACGGACGCTACGCTTAAGTTAAAGACACATGGCGGGAAGCGAGTTCCCTGTAATTACCCATGTGTCTTATTATAGTTTCTTATATATATATATCTAAACTATTAACATATCAACATAAACTCTTGATATGATTACATTATTATGAAATATTATTCAAATATATTCAAATATTATCAAAATATCTATGGAAAAGCCGCCGGATTTATTGAAGAGACATAAATGTCTAAATCTGCATTACCGGTCCATGAACCACCTGCAGCAGAAAATCCATACGGCAATGAAAAATCAATAGGTGAAATAATAAACTTTTGATCCATTGCAGCAAGATCAGTAGTAATAAAAGAAGAATTAGTAACAAACAATAATGTAGGTGCTATAGTACAATTAATTGGTGTGATTACCAAAGATGAAGACGCAACGAGCATCGGAGCAGGATAATACCTATAAATAATATCAACAAGCAAATGCTCAACACTAGTATCTGGTTGAAAAAGTATAGTATCAGTCGCCAAATCAATAGTCATGTTTAATCCAAAATCTTTACTAGAAGGTGTTGGACCAACCTTAAACAAACTTCCTGCAGCAGCAGTCGCAGTACCTGTATTAAGTAGAGAACAATGATGGGAAAAATAATTATGATGACCCTCATTAGACAACACTGGTTTTAATAAACCAATATCATATGAAACCCACAATTGCCCTATAATCTGACCATCACCAGTAGAGGTCATACCTTGAGTAGCAAGTTGAAAATGGGCCAAGTCATACAATCTAGCATCAGAAAGGCCATTATCATTAGGATCACGACAATATAACGGAATGTTAGGGGTAACAGATTTATCACACTCTATAAAATGCATTAAAGAGTTAGATGGTTTGACAGAGTCAGACCACTGACTGTTCAACATTTCTTGAGGTGTATGAAACTTATCGCCCAACACGTTATATTCAGTCGCAAGCATAACTTGACCTAACGAAACAGTTGTACCTATCTGTGAATCAGATGACATCGACCTAAATTCAAATAATATACCGTAAGGTTTCCACTGCTCAAAATTAGAAGCCATTTGTGATAACCATGGAAATGTAGCGGCATCCGTAGGATTAATATTATATTGAGTATTATTAAAAACCGTTGTTCCTAAAATATTACCAATATATTCCCTATGACTAATACGAATAGAACCTTGACCATCACTGTGCATAAAAGGAACTTGATCATTAGCACCAGACAATAAAGTATTTGCCTTTACTTTATATGAACCAGCACCAGTAACGTTATGAAACATATGAC